GACTTTGAATATGAAAATATGCACGTAGAGTCTGCTGTTAAGGCAAATGCTCTAGGTATTGAAATGAATAGAAAAGTTAAAAGACTAGGATGCTCTACTATAAAGGATATATTAGAAACACAAAAGCTGGATATAGTAGACGAAAATACTATTTTAGAAATATCGACCTTTATTGCTAGAGGTCAATCATACGAGGCATCTGATGGTAATCATGATGATCTAATGATGAATCTCGTAATGTTTGGATATTTCTCTCTTTCAAGCCAGTTTGGTGAAATTACTGATATTAATCTAAAAGAAATGATGTATAAAAATAGAATGCAAGAGATTGATAATGACATGGTTCCATTTGGATTCGTTGATGACGGACTAGAAGAAGTAGAAAGAACTGTAGATCCTAGAGAGCCATGGGCAGTTGAACACGATTTTAACGATAACTTTTACTAAATTAAATAAATTATAAATAACAGTAATTGAATTCCGTATTATGTAAAACTTATAATTCGATTACTGGAAAAGGAACGAACAATGGCATTATTTACTCCTTCGGAGTCGCCGGCAATCGTAGTCAAAGAAGTTGATCTGACAGGCGGAGTGCCTAATGTTCAATCTTCAACTGGCGCGTTTGTAGGTAACTTTCGCTGGGGACCAGCTGAGAAAGCAACGCTCATATCTAATGAAGCGGGACTTGCTGAACAGTTTGGAAACCCAGACGACACCACCACAGTAGATTTTCATTCTGCTGCATACTTTCTAAAATATTCTAATTCCATGCAAGTAGTAAGAGCTGTATCTGCTGCTGCACGGAACGCAACTGATGCATCAGGCACAGCTGCACTAATTAAAAATCATGATACATGGGACAACGGCACATGGACTGGTAAAGTACATGCTAAGTATCCTGGTGCATTAGGTAACTCCCTTAAGGTATCTGCTGCTGGTCCAGCTACGTGGAGTGGATGGGCATACGCTAGCAAATTCGACGCTGCTCCTACTACTAACGAACAGCATATCGCAGTTGTAGATGAAGGTGGTGATATCTCAGGTACTGCAGGAACAGTACTAGAAACATTCCCATTTGTATCAGAATTAGCTGCTGCTTTAAATGATGATGGCTCAACTAATTATATGAAAAATGTAATCAACAGACGTTCAGAGTATATCTGGATGAATGCGGTTACAGATTCTGCTGATGACCTATCTCTAGCTAGCGGCGTTAACAGTGCTGCATTAAGTACAGCAGAAGTAGCTACAGGCTTTGATCTCTTAGAAGATAAAGATGCAGTGCAAGTCGATTTCTTGATTGCGCCCGGCATGGCTAGTAGAACAGATCAAACAACCGTAGTTAACGATTTAGTGGCAACTGCTGGTACAGAACGTAAAGATTGTGTAGTTGTTAGCTCACCTGCAAGATCAGATATCGTTGGATCAGCTTCGCCAAATGCTGATGCTATCACAACTGCAGCTACATTCTCAGACACTTCTTATTTGTTTATTGATAACAACTACTTGAAAGTGTATGACAAATACAACGATAAATATATCCAGATTCCAGCGGCTTCTTCAACTGCAGGTATCATGGCGGCTTCTGATAGAGAAGCAGGTCCATGGTTCTCACCAGCAGGTTCTCGTAGAGGTGCTTATTTAGGTGTAACTGCTCTTTCATATAGCCCCTCAAAGGCTGAGAGAGATGCTCTATATAAAGCAAATGTTAATCCAATTGCAAACCTTCCTGGTCAAGGTGTATTGCTATATGGTGATAAAACAAATATGTCACGGCCTTCTGCATTTGACAGAATTAATGTACGTAGATTGTTTAACACTATTGAGCGCGCGATTGCGCTTGCTGCAAGAAACACGATCTTTGAATTCAATGATGAGTTCACAAGGGCGGAGTTTGTAAACATTGTAGAGCCATTCCTAAGAGAAGTCAAAGGAAGAAGAGGTATCACGGATTTCAGAGTAGTATGTGATGAAACAAACAACTCTGCCGCTGTGGTAGATAGAAATGAATTCATTGCGAATATCTTCATTAAGCCTGCCCGCTCTATTAACTACATTACACTAAACTTTGTAGCTGTTAGAACCGGTGTCGACTTCGAAGAAGTAGCCGGATTGCAGGTATAAGGAGATAAAAAATGGCAGTACTAGGCGTAGATGATTTTAAAGCCAAGTTACGTGGTGGTGGAGCGAGACCTAATCTCTTTAAAGCTACTATTAACTTTCCAGGTTATGCTGGTGGCGATGTAGAACTTACATCGTTCTTGTGTGAGGCAGCTCAGTTGCCCGCATCAACAGTGGGTACAATTATTGTTCCTTTCCGTGGTCGTCAATTAAAAATGGCTGGTGATCGTACATTTGATGTATGGACTCCAACTATTATTAACGACACCGATTTCAATGTCCGTGATGCAATGGAACGTTGGATGAACGGAATGAATGCTCATAGTGCAAATACAGGTCTTACTAATCCTGTAGACTATGAGGCAGACCTTGTTGTTGATCAGCTTAATAAAGATGGCACAATTGCTAAAACTTATAATTTCAGAGGATGTTTCCCTACAGGGCTATCTCCAATTGATCTGAGCTATGCTTCAGAGAATGAAATTGAAAGATTTACGGTTGAATTCCAAGTGCAATATTGGGAAGCAGCGACTACTTCTTAAAGCACTATAAATAGATAGAGGGGCTTTAAGGGTCCCTCTATAACTAATTTTAGGAACGAACATGGCTGATGATAGTATAAGACTTTTTGGATTTGAAATTAAGCGGGCTAAAGATAAGTCCGATGATAAACTTCGTTCTATTGTTCCCCCTGTAGATGAGGACGGCGCTGGATATGTTACAGCAGCCGGTTCGCATTATGGCACTTATGTCAACGTAGATGGTGGCGAACACGCAAAAGATAATATTCAGAATATTAAACAATACCGGGCTGTATCTTATCATCCTGAAGTAGATGCAGCTATTGATGATATTGTAAACGAATCTATCGTATCAGGTGAGAATGAACTACCAGTTACTCTCATCTTAGATCATGTTGAGGGCCTCAGCGATCAGCTTAAGAAAGTAATTACTACAGAGTTTGAAGACGTATGCTCTATGCTTAACTTTAAAGAGTTAGGCCATGATATTTTTAGAAGATGGTATATTGATGGCAGAGTGTATCACCACCTTGTTATTAATGAATCTCAACCTAAAGCTGGTATCCAGGAAATCAGACCAATTGATGCCGCGAAGATTCGTAAAGTAAAAGAAGTAAAAAAGAAGAAAGATGAAGCTACTGGCGCGTCTCTAGTAGAGAGTGTAAATGAATTTTATATCTACCAGGAAAAACCAGGCGGTACAAATCAAGGGGTAAAACTTTCTAATGATGCGGTATCTTACGTAACATCAGGGTTACTTGATATCGACCGGAAGAGAGTAGTATCTCACCTCCATAAAGCTTTAAAGCCAATTAACCAATTGCGTATGATGGAAGACTCGTTAGTTATTTACAGACTAGCTAGAGCTCCAGAGCGTAGAATCTTTTATATTGATGTAGGCAACTTGCCAAGAGGTAAAGCTGAAACATATATGAAAGATATTATGTCCCGTTATCGTAACAAGCTTGTATATGATGCTGACTCTGGTAAGATTAGGGATGATCGTAAGCATATGTCTATGCTAGAGGACTTCTGGTTGCCTCGTAGAGAAGGCGGTAGAGGTACGGAGATTACTACTTTACCAGGTGGTGAAAATCTAGGTCAGATTGATGATATCTTATACTTCCAGAAGAAGATGTACAAAGCTCTTAATGTTCCTGTTTCTCGGCTAGAACAAGATCAGGCTGCCGGATTACTTGGTAGAGCTTCTGAGATAAATAGAGATGAGCTTAAGTTTCAGAAGTTTATTGATAGATTGCGTAATAAGTTTTCTTCTTTATTCCTAGGTATTCTTAAGAAACAGTTAATGCTTAAGGGTGTTATTACTGAAGAAGATTGGGATAATTGGAAGAACGACGTTGTAGTTGATTATATTAGAGATAATCACTTCTCTGAACTAAGAGATGCAGAGCTACTTAGAGAAAAGTTACAGACTCTGGATACAATGCAACAATATGTCGGTGAATTCTTCTCTAAAGAATACGTAATGAAGAACGTTCTTTTACTTGATGATGATGCGATAAAAGAAATGAAAGATCAGATAGCACAAGAAAAGTCATCGGGTGAAATTCCAGATGACAGCGAAGAGGAGCAAGATCAGTAATGCCACAGCCGAGTAAGAATTTTTTATTTGCTAGATTGGCAAGGTCTCTAACTGTTAGACAAGATAACACTTTAGGATTTAGTGATGACGTAGATGTGTCTTCATCTGGAGGCGGTGGTTCTGCTGGCGCTACAGATTATAACTTGTTAACAAGCTTACCATCTTCCGCTGAAACAGCAGACCTAGCTTACGTGGGAGAAAATAAAGGTTTATATCTTTGGGATAGCAGTGCATGGGTAAAGATATCTTCTGCTGTAACTCCTAATACCCCTCCTTACTTTACTACAGAGCTTCAACCAGGATACACTCTGGCAACTGATGGCACTCCGTTAGTTTTAACATTAAATGCAGTAGACCCTGAAGGTGCGGGATTAACTTATAGTTATACATTGACCAAAGGTGATACTACCAATGCAGTTACAATAACTCAAGCTAATAATGTATTTACTATTACTCCATCAACAGATACAGCTTATGCTAGAGATTTTGGATTAACATTCCATGTTACAGATGGCATCCATACAGTAAATTCTTCAGAAGTGTATTTTAGTTTACATTTTAGTTATGATTACCTTTACAATACTATTAATACTACCACTAGACCTGAGGTTTTTAGTATAACTAATCCTGGAGCTAAATCGCATTTTGGCTCTTCTTTAAAATTTATCGGGCCTAATGAGTTATTAGTAGGTGCACCAAATATATCTGCTAGAAATACACAGGGTGGAGGAGTATATATTTATGATACTTCCGGAGCTTCTCCTTCATTAACTTGTTTTTCAGAGCCTCCAAATAACTCGAGTTGGGGCGCGAACCATGGAGTTAGTTATAGCTGTGATGGAGATTGGTTAGTACTGGGCACAGACGAATCGAGCTCAAACAACAATGCTAGGTTAATTTTCTATAAACGGGATGCTGATGGTACTTGGCCAGTTACTACCGGTCAAATGACTGTTTACCAAAATTTAAGAACTACACATATGGGATCAAATACTATTTTTGCTGTTGATCTAGACGCTAATAATGGTAAATGTGCTTGTATAACTGGCACTGATGATGACCTTGTTATTTTAAAGTATAATACAACTTCCAATTTATGGGAAGAAGAGCAGAGTTTTACTGCGGTGAGCGATACTTTTGATGTTACTATATTGGGAGATTATATAGTAACAGTGCATAATTCTGTAGGCACTTGCTCATTATTTCACTATGACGTAAACAGTGACTCTTGGAACCTTGAGCAGTCTTTAGATATAAACAATTACACCACCTTCTATTCAAGAAGAACAGGAAGTATAAATTTAATTCAACACGGTTCTGATCTATGGTTATATTATAAAGGAATTGCCGATCGAACTTATGTAGAACAATCCTATAGAAGCCTCATAATAAAAATTAATACTTCAACACACCGTTTTGATACATCTGAGAGATACGCTCAATCGGGTATAAGAACAGACAGCAGCGATCTGGAAAGGGCCCATGTTGACGGTAGAGGGGGCAATGGGCGTCATGACTATAGCGACTGGCACGTATCAGATAATAAGCTACATGTGATGGAAGGTTATGTTTTTATTTCCCCAGAAAGAATAGGTTATAGATATTTTAATTTTACTACCAAAACGTGGAATACGTCTATTGAAACACCAGTAAGTACTCTGTCTCCTTCTTTAACTAGTAGCCTTAGTCGTTGGGGAACCAGTATGACTATGGATCCATATACTGGTAGATTTGCAGTGGCTGATACATTTACCAACAGTAATTCTGGCCTAATAACTGTTTATGAACATGAAGTTGTATTAACAGACCCCGTACCTCAATCAGATGTTACTCATTGGTTAAACGGTAATGCTACAGCTTTTGATACGTTATACGGTAATGGAAATACTGAACAGTATTATTTTGGCGCCGGGCTTGCATGGCTAAAATCAGATGAACTTTTTGTAACCGCTCCAGGTCAAGGTTCAACATCTAAAGATGGAGGAATATACATTTATGATACTTCAGGTAGCACTGCTTCATTACTTTACAAATATGAAAATCCGGATCATCTTGGTCATGGACTAGGATGCACCTTTGCATTCAACGATGATTGGCTGCTAATTGGCACTGATGAACAAGGCTCAAACGCTACTCCTTATTTGTATATATTTAAACGAGACTCTAACGGCGATTGGGAAAATGATGGTAGCGGAAATCTAACTCCTCACCAAACTATTAATCCCTCAGTAGATCAGTCAGAGTTTGCAGATTATGTGGGTCCTATATCTATTAACCCCCAAAGTACATATTTTACAATAGGTACCGGGACTGGTACAGATGATGGTTCTGTATATAAGTATAACAGTTCTACAGGAGATTGGGATTTCGAATATAAATCGGCTAACGGCTCTTTTTCAAACCCATATTCAATAGCTATGTATAATACAAGTGTTTTATCAACTACCGGTAATACCGTTGCATACGGCCTTACTTATGATGCTGGAGGCACTCAAGTATGGTCTAAAAGAACTACTACTGGAGGAATTCCTTTAACAGCTACCTATAATATTAGATTTATTGAGTATAACAGTAAGGTATATGTATGGGGAGTAGAAAGAGGGGGTACTTCTACCACTACAGGGTATAGAAGCTGGATATCCGAATGGGATGTAGGTGCAGACATTCTTGATGTAAGTAATGCAGTCATACAACCAGTACCTCATATAGGCGCGTCCCCAAAAAATGATCATTACGGTGCACCGCCTCTTAAGTCAAACTGGACTAATGCAGATTATTATATAGATAGTAACGGATTAATGCATATATTTGTAAGTGCGACTGATACTGTAAGAAATGATATTATGTATTCAACTTTTAATTTTAGTACTATGTCTTTTAATGCTGCTCATCTATTGATAGATCGTGATGATATATCAAATTCTTGGAACACAGTTACTTTTGGTACAGGTATAGCGGTAGATGCCACAAGTGGTAAGATTGCTATATCTGATTCAGGGTATGGAAGCTTGGCAGGAGAAGTAAAAATATTTAAAGAAACAGGGACATAAGTCATGACAGCAAATGCAAAGAATTTAAGCACATTAGCTAATGTACTCGATGACGCCACTAATGGACAGTTCCTTCAAAGTACAGGATCTGGAGGAATAGTATTTGCAGATGTAGCTGCTGGAGCTTCTGTTTATGATTCTGCAGAGCTACTACCGTTGTCAGGTAATGATGCCGGTGACATGGCTTATGTTAATAGTACTAACAGGTTCTACATTAATAATGGTTCTGGTTGGTATTCTATATCATTAGTAAATACTAACCCTAATATTACTTCCGTACAAGATGCTGCAGCAGAAACAACTCCGTTCACTTTAACGACAGATGGAACTGCTACAGTTATTACTATTACCGCGAATGATCCTGAAGATGTACCATTAACGTATGGATACAGCGTAACGGCCGGAAGCTTAACAAATGGAGGCGGTACTACTGCCACTGTTGCTCAGAGCGATAATGTATTCACTGTTACTCCTACTACAACTGAAGCTTATGCTGGTACATTTAGTCTAACATTTACAGCTAGCGACGGAATTAATACTGCAACAAGTGCTAATAGCTTTACGTTACAGTTTATTTCATATTATGATATTGCTTCTGTCAGTGGCTATACCGATCGAAAAACCTTTGCAACAGGAGTAACTGGGCAAACCTGGGGAATGTGGATGAACTCAGATGGTACTAAATGGTTTGTATTGAGATCAACCGATATAGTATATCGATATGACCTTTCTACTGCATATGATATTTCAACTGCATCTCAACATAGTACTTATAACTTAAACACAGGAAGCGGAGGAGTACAAACTGTTCCTACTAGCATATTTTTAAAACCTGATGGAACTAAACTTTATTCCTTTAGTCGCATAACTAACGACGCTATAGCAGAACATACATTAAGCACAGCTTTTGATTTGTCTACCGCTTCTTACACTGCTTTAAGCCCCTCAACAGCAGGTCAAGAAGCGAATGGGATGGGCTTACATTTTAAATCGGATGGCTCTAAAGTTTATACAACTGGTTATGGATCAGATAAAGTTCATCAATACAGCTTAAGCACATCTTGGGACATAAGTACACTAAGTTATGATAATATAAACATATCAGTGCCTAATGACTTTCCAGCTTCAAGCGGACCAAGCGGAGTATGTTTTGCCAACAATGGTACTTATATGTATGTAGCTGAAGTGTCGACTGGTTACGCTCGAGGAATTTTACGATGGACGCTTTCCACTCCTTGGGATATTTCTACAGCTACGCCTGACCAGCATGGAGGATCTCCAAACGGACTATCTGCTCTTGCAAAAGATTTATTCATAACTGAAAACGGAGAGTACTTTATTACAACCATGGCTGATGCAACTAACCGTATTGAACAGTATAAATTTAAAACTGCATATAACGTAAACCGTCCTACAAAAGCATCTGATTATACCTTTACCAACCAAGCGCGATATCAGTTTCAATTTAAGCCTGATGGCACTAAAGTATGGGTAGGAGATGCTTTTTCAGGTTATATAGAGACTTTTGACTTATCCACGGCTTGGGATGTATCCACAATGTCAGCAGGAACTATTAGTAGTAGCCTCGGTACCGCGCGACCAGATGCAATGAGAGTAAGTCCTGATGGTAGTAGATTATATGTTTCAGATGGTGGTAACTTTTTTGGACAGTATGATATTACAACCCCTTGGGATGTATCCACAATAAATGTAGCTTCAAAAACAGTAGTTTCAAATGTTATTGGAGCAGGTGATTCTTTTACTTTCTCTAGTGATGGGTTATCGTTATATTCTGCGCCTGGGGGTAATACCCAAACTATATACATGTACAATTTAACAACCGCTTGGGATGCAAGCACAGCATCGACTACGGCGAATTACACTTACACCTTTCCTTTAATAGCCACCGCCGCTAATGTCAGGTTTAGGTATATAAGGTTGGGCCAAAATGATACTAAAGTGTGGTTAGCAGTTGCTAGTCAAGCCTATTATGCAGGTATTCATCAACTTTCTTTATCAACTCCAAAAGACCTATCAACGGCAACTTATGATGGGGCGCTAGAAATTACTGGCCAAACCACTAATATAAGACCTTCAGACATGGATTTTAGCAGTGATGGGTCAATATTATATATTATGAATTGGAATTCATCAACTCAGCCTAAACTAGAACAATACAATTTGTAGTCTAAATATTATGATTACTAAACCCACAGCTTCATTAGAAGGTTAATAGAATGGTATCTAGAAATAGAAAGATAGCACGTAGAATTGGTAAAGCTGTTGCTAATGATGTTTTAGACATATCCGGAGCCATATCTGCTGGAGCTGGAGTAACTGTATATGCTACGGCAGATGATTTACCTACAACAGGATTGACTGCTGGAGATGAGGCTTTTGTATCTGGATCTAATAGACTTTATATTAGTAACGGCACTGGATGGTATTCTATTGGATTAGTAAACACAAATCCAGCTATCACATCGGTAGAAGATCCTTCTAATAACACTACACCATTTACTCTTGCTACTGACGGTTCTGCTCTTGTACTTACTATAACTGCAGCAGATCCAGAAGATATTCCGTTGACATATAGTTATGCCGTTACTACAGGTTCATTGACTAATGGTGGTGGTACAACCGCCACTGTAGTACAAGGTACTGGTGCTAACATTAATCAATTTACTATTACTCCATCATCTACAGAAGCGTATGCTGGAACCTTTGAGCTAACTTTTACTACTAGTGACGGTATTAACCAAGCTTCTTCTGTCAATAGCTTTACGTTAGAGTTTATTACTATAATTACTGACAGTAAATATACTACTCTACTAGCTACAGCAGTAGACACATCTGATAACAATAACATCACTGATACATCTTCAAATAATCATACTATTACTGTAAATGGAGATGCTCATGCTGGTACTTTTAGCCCGTATCGGAGTGGAGGTTATTCTACTTACTTTGACGGCACTGGGGATTGGCTTGAACTAACAGGCACAGCTTTGGGCAATGGCAATTTTACTGTAGAAGCTTGGGTCTGGTTAGATAGTTTAAAAGACTATAACGTAATTTATGATGATCGGGCGACAGGTTCTTCTGCAACAGGTTTGGCTTTAGGTGTAATGGCAACAGGAGCGCCATATCTCTATACTAATAACGGGTTTCAAATAACTTCTTCGCAAACCTGCACAGCTAAAACATGGCATCACATTTCTTTGGTTAGAAGTTCTGGCGTTATAACCATCTACTTAGACGGTACTTCTGGGGGTACTTACAGTTCTTCAGCAAACTTTACTGATACAAATTTAGGTATCGGTGTTGCGCGCACATATACAGTAACCTCTCAATTTGGCGGTTATATAAGGGATGTACGGGCAGTTGTTGGTTCAGCAATCACACCGCCTTCTGGTGGCCCTACAGAACGATTAGAGGCGGTTGCAACCACTTCCCTACTTACCTGCCACCTACCATACTTTGCGGACGGTTCATCTAACGACCATTCAATAACAATAAACGGCGACCCTGAGATAAAACCCTTCTCACCCTACGACTACGAAGAATACTCAGAAACTGATCACGGTGGTTCTGTTTATTTTGATGTGGATGGAGATTGGATAACAGCAACAGGTATTGACTTATCCTCTGCAAGGACAATCGAATTTTGGTATTATAAAAGCACTAATTCAACAGCACTTGAAACTATCTTTTCTATTGGAAATGGATATACGGATAATGTTGGAGTTAGTCTTTTTACTCGCAGTGGAGACTTTGAATTCAGGGTTGGCTCATCTATTGTTTATGATAGCGGCGCAAGCTTAGATTTACTTAATTTTACTTGGCATCACATAGCCATTGTTATTAGCTCTTCAAACTCTGCGGATTTATATATAAACGGTTCTAGGAAATATTCAGGGTCAAATGTAACCAGATCAAACTCTATGCCAATTTCTATTGGATCATCAGTTAATGGCCTCACTTGGAATAATACAATCGAAATGCAAGGGTTTATTTCTGATTTTGCGATATTTAACAGCGCTAAGTATTCTGGAACAACTTTAACCATTCCAACTTCCCCACTATCTTCTTCTGGATCAGAGCTACATATCAAAGGCACAGACGCTTCGATCATCGATAAATCTCAAAGTGCTAACTTAAAGCTGGTTGGTAATACTACTGGTTCAACGACTCAGGTTAAGTTTAGCAACACTAAGTCAATGTATTTTGATGGAACTGGAGATGAAATAAATGCCGGGCGGTCAATAATACCGGTTGGGTTTTCGGATTTTACCGTTGAAGGATGGGTTAATTTTTCAAACTTGTCAGGGCAACAGTTTATTTGTATTCAAGCTCCAAACGGTACAACTACTACCACAACATTTATGATTTATTTAGCAAATTCAAAGATATATAATCAATGGGGATCAGGATCTGCATATATAGAGACTGGCATATTATCAGCAAACACTTGGTATCATTTTGCATCAGTGCACGATAGCGCAAATTCTTTAGTTTATTTTTACTTAGACGGTAGTTCTGTAGGTTCCTTTTCAAGTGGATTAAGATCAATTGGAGACTATGTTTTTGATATTGGTGCTAGAGATTCAGCATTATTTTTAAATGGGTATTTGCAAGATTTAAGGGTAAGTAGTTATGCTCGTTATACTACAAACTTTACTCCACCAACAGCTTCATTAGAAGGTTAATAGAATGCCAACTAAAGCTTTTGCAAGAGCCAAATTATTAAATAGAAATAATACTATTTCAATAAATAATTTATCAGATGATTTACCTATTACAGATGTTATAACTTCTGTAAATGATCTACCTGCTTCTGGTGCTTTAGGAGAACAAGCGTTTGTTGAAGGATCTAATAGATTATATATGTGGAACGGTACTGGCTGGTATAATGTAGCTCTTATAAATGAATCTCCGG